GCTTTTTCATCTGTGCACTTTTATTCGCGCACGGCGTGAAAGTCCAGGTAAGTAAGTAAGTGACGGGAGGCGGCACATGAGCAAGACAGATCGACATGACCAGGCTGACGCGTTGGTGGCCGACCAGGCCGGCTATGTGACCATCCCACAGGTAGCACGTGCGGCGGGTTGCGACCAGCAGCGAGTGGAAGCCGTTATGGCGGAGAAGGCGATTCGCGGCAAGCCCTACAAGTTGTCGCTCGCCGACGCGAAGACGGTTGCCGTTGAGATTGCGAAGGGCGCTGACAGCACGCGGCCAGAGCCTGAGCTCAACACGAGAGACAACGCGTAACACCTATGGCATGGCAAAGACTGCCGCCAAGAAGAATGCGAAGGCGACACGGAAGTCGGCGAAGATACCAGGGGGTAAGCCACTTAAGATCACGCCGGCGATCCGTCGCCAGGTCCTCGCGTCCGTTACAAAGAGGGAGTTCTGCGAGCTTTCCGGCCGTCAGGTCAAGACGCTCAACGAGCAGGCGGACCGATACGGCCTACCACTTCGCGGGAAAACCGTCGACCTATTCGCCGCGATCAAGTCTTACCATGATCTCATCGCGACTAACTCTCACCGGCTCAAAGGTGCCGATGAACAGGACCCAATGTTGGCCGAGGGCGATAGCCCTGCGCTCGAGCGCTACCGAAACGCGAAGGCGGACCTTGCTGAGCTCGAGCGGGAAGAGCGCGTGCGGAACCTGCTTCCGAGGCAGCTCGTTCATTCAACACTCGGCGAGCTGGCGGAGTTGTTGCGATCGACGGGTGACGTGCTCCGGAAGCAGTTTGGCAAAGAGGCGTACTCGTTGTTGGAGCGGATGTACGACGTGTTCGAGCGGCGGGCAGGGGAGTTTGCTGGTGATGGCGAGAAGTGAATTTATCATCGCTCCGCTTCGCGAGGCACCGCCCAGCAAGGACTCGTTGAGGTAGACGCGTGGTCTCGATCGCCCCGCCCATGCTGGACGCCTTCCGCGACGAACTGACTTGGTTCGTCGCGCGGTGCCGCGTACCGAAGCTGCGGACGATGCGGCAATTCGCGGAGGAGGAGATCGTCATCCCGGACGGGCCGTACCGCGGGCTCCTCTTTCGGGCCGATCGTCAGCCGTACGCAGCACACGCCTTGGACGCGATGGACAGCGGGAAGTGGACGCGGTTCGCCGCGGTTGGGCCGACCCAGTCCGGCAAGACGCTGCTCTGGTTCATCATTCCACTGCTCTATCACCTGTTCGAGCTGGATGAGACCGTCGTCGTCGCGATCCCCGATATGAAAATGGCGTACGACAAGTGGGTCCAGGACATCAGGCCCATCATCGAACGGACCCGGTACGCCGAGAAAATCCCACGGGTCGGGCGCGGGAGCCGCGGCGGCGAGTTCGACAGTATCAAGTTCACGAACGGGGCGACGCTCAAGTTCATGAGCGGCGGGGGCGACGACAAGAACAGGGCGGCGTTCACGACCCGCGTCGTTGTCATCACCGAGGCGGACGGCATGGACACCACGGGGGAGTCTAGCCGGGAGGCCGACAAGATCACGCAAATCGAGGCCCGCACCCGGGCGTACGACGACCGGAAGCGCGTCTACATGGAGTGTACGGCATCGATCGAGAAGGGTCGAATCTGGCGTGAGTACACCAACGGGACGGAGTCGAAGATCGTCACGCCGTGTCCGCACTGCGGGGAGTACGTCTGTCTCGATCGGGAACACCTACACGGTTGGAAGGAGGCTACGGACGAGTTCGAGGCGGCCAAGGACGCGGCGTTTCACTGCCCCGAGTGTGGCGCGGCCTGGTCGGAAGATGACCGGCTGCAGGCAAACCGGGAGTCGCGCCTGCTACTGAAGGGCCAAACGATCGACCGGAAGGGTCAGGTCAGCGGCGACGAGCCGAAGACGAGCACGTTCGGGTTTCGGTGGTCGGCGGTCAACAACCTGTTCACGTCGATGGCCAGTCTTGGACACCAGGAATGGAAAGCCGCCCGAGCCGACGACGAGGAGAACGCCGAGAAGGAAATGCGACAGTTCGTGTGGGCACTGCCTTGGGACCCGCCCGTTGTCGACCTGACGCGGCTGGATTGGCGCATCCTCGTAAAGCGGACCCGCTCGACGGCACGCGGGGTGATGCCACAGGAACACGAGTACCTGACCGTCCATGCCGACCTTCACGAAGTGCAACCGATCTACTGGACGGCCTGGAGCTTCTCGGAAACCTTCGACGCGCACGCCGTAGACTATGGGGTGATCGACGTCCACTTCGCGGATCTCGGGCTGCATCGTGCCGTTGCGGTAGCCCTGCTTGAGTTTCAGCGAATGTGCGAAGCAGGATGGATGCGACAAGGTCGCGGGATCAAGACTCCAGATCAGGCGTGGGTAGACAGCGGGGCACTCACTGAGGTGGCGTACGAATTCTGCCGGAAGGCCGGGCAGCCGTTCTTTCCCGCCAAAGGCTATGGCGCCGGACAAGAGCGGACCGGGTTCTACAACGCGCCAAGGAATACCGGCTCAGTCATCAGGGAGATCGGAGAGCAATATCACGTATCGCACCTGCGGAAGCAGCGCGTTCGACTCTGCGAAGTCAACGCGGACCATTGGAAGGGCCGCGTCCATGCGGCCCTGTCTATTGAGACCGGCCAGCCCGGTGCGGCGACCCTGTTTGACGCAACGCAACGAGATCACTTGAGCTTCTGCAAGCACTTGACTGCAGAGAGGAAACAGGAGGAATTCAAGCCGGAGAGGGGGGTTATCACGCGGTTCATACGTACGGCCAAGGCGAACCACTGGCTCGACAACACGTACAATTGCTTCGCCGCTGCCCACCGGGCCGGGGCTAGGTTGCTAGGTGACGAGCGGCCCAAGAGGCGGCCGCGAACGTCAGGGGAGTGGTTTAAGGGACGCGGTAACCGGAGAGCGTGATGAGGTTACACGAGATCAAGGGAGCGCCCTGCCCGAAGTGTGGGTGTCAAGATACCGAGCGAGTCCAGCGATGGGGTCGTTGGGGTGCCACTTCCCAGCGGTATCAGTGCCGATACTGCCGCACGGCGTTTTGGGCGGACACAGAACAGGCAGAGGAGCAAAATGAACCAAGCGGTATCGATCCCGACGCCCCCGTCGCCTACCAGATAACCCACTGTCCGCATTGCGGGAGCGGCTGTACTAAAGTGACAAGTACGCGCAAACCGATCCGACATCACAAGTGCATGGAGTGTGGAAAGACGTTCAAATCACACGAACGCTGATCTAAGAAAATCTCATCCATGTTACAGATCCTGTAATCAAAGCGCTTCCAATCACATGACGCAGAGTCGACGCTGTGTGTATGGCGATCGACGTATCAACATTCCACAGCTATCTCGATGATGGCATTACAGCGCTTGCGGGTGGCGATTACGCAACGGCGATGGCGAAGTTCCTCGCGGCGAAGGCTGTTCTGGCGGGGCTGCCTGACGGGACTGTCGACGGCGACGAGACCAAGTTCAGCCGCGCCGATCTCGATCAGTTAATCCAACAGGCCAGGCAGGGATCTGCGGCCGACACGGGCATTCAGCGGGCTAAGGTGAAGTACATTGCCACGAGCGAGTAGCAAGGCATCGCGTTCTACTAGGGCGAAGGCCGCCAAGCCATCCGTGAAGAGTGGCCGCGGCAAGGCCTGTGCTTCGCCGCTGGCCAAGAAGTCGAAACGGGCCAGCTCTCGGAAACCATCGACAAAGCGCAAGAAGAAGCTCACCGTTTGGTTCGATCGCTCCGGGTCTCGCCTGTCTGGCGGTATCAGTAGGACAGCGCGCTCGGCCACAAATGCGGGACCAACAGAGGCGGTGCGCCGGTGGTCTGGCGCCGCAACAAATCGGCTAAACTCGAAGCACTGGAGCAACGTCACATCGAACGCCATCAACACCGACCTACAGGACCATCTATCCGACCTTCGCGATCGCTCGGAATACGAGGCCTCGATGAACGGTTTCGTTTCCGGCGTGATCCGGAGTCACGCGATTGACGTCGTCGGGAAGACCGGTCCAAAGCTCCAGGTCTTGAGCGACAACGAGGCCTACAACGAGAGGGTGGAGGCCATCTGGAGCCAATGGTGGTCGATGCCTGACATCAACGGTCAGTGGTCAGGGGTAGAGTTCCTAAAGCTATGGGATCGCTTGATGTGGACTTGCGGAGAGTATCTGATCCAGAAGGTCACCGACACCGCAGCAGATGGCTGGCAGAAATTCCGCATTCACAACATTGCCCCACGACGGCTCGTGAGTCCCATCGGGTACAGTGATGATGTAATCCTCGGCATCAAGCGGGACAAGCGTGGCAAGCCCCTCGAATACTACGTCCTGAAGTACGACAAGGATCGAGTCGCGGGGAGTTCGCTCGATACCGATCCGCTGAAGCCCGAGGATGTATTGCACCGATTCGAACCGATCGAACCAGGGCAGGTCCGCGGGGTGCCGTGGCTGGCTCCAGTCCTACAGACGATGGCCGATCTTCACGACTGCGACGAGCAGGTCCTCGACGCGATTCGGGCGGCTGCTGACCAGGCGGTTGTTTTCTTCACTGAGCATCCTGACGCAACCTATTTTGAGATCGACGCGACGGTTGAAATAGAGCGGAGGACGATGTCCACGATTCCGCCAGGATGGAAGCCGCAACAGCTCAAGCCAGAACAACCTGGCACTAAGTACGTGGAGTACAGGTACGAGCGACTGCGCGAGCTCGGCCGCGTAGTCAACATGCCGCTGATGATCGTATTGCTTGACTCACAAAAGCACAGCTTCAGCAGTGCGCGATTCGATTCTCAGTTGTACGTCCGCGGGATCGAGAGCTTCCAGAATTGGGTGGAGACGCGAACGCTGAACGTCCTTCTAGGCGAGCTTGTCAGGGAGGCATCGGTCGCGAGGCAACTCCCACGCAAGCCTAAGAAAGTCACCTACAACTGGTCCTGGCCGAAGCTGCCTGCGGTGGATCGGTACAAGGAGGGTCTGGGCGATCGCGTAGGTCTCGAGGATGGCACGGTGGCCGTATCCGACGTAATCGACACTGACCTTGATACGCACATCTCGAAGATTGGCCGAGAGACGAAGGCTTACGAAAAGGCTGGGCTGTCGCACCCACACGGGCGGAAGACAGGACGGACTGTGCAGAAGTCCTCCAAGACGAAGGACGGAGACAAGAAATCATGACTCTGAGTCCAATGCCGATAGAGCTACGGGAACAACCGTTTGACCGTGACATGACCACGCGGACGGCGGCCGTTCGGGCCGAGACGCTCGATGAGGAGGGGCGGAGCGTCGAGGCGGTCTTGACCACCGAGGCAACAACGGAGGTATTCGACTGGAGGTCGTGGACCATCATCGACGAGGTGCTGAGGATGGACGGCATGGAGGCTCCAAGTCAGGTGCCAATGTTGGCTGTTCACAGTCGGTCCTCGATCGACGACGTCCTTGGGTCTGTCCGATCGATGCGAGTCGAAGATGGGAAGATCGTCGGGCGCCTGCACTTCGCCGAAGGCGACGAGGCTTCAGATAAGGCTTGGAACAAGGTCCGGCAGGGCCACTTGACGGACGTTTCGATCGGCTACCGCGTACTGGACGCAGTAGAGATCCCGGCCGGAAAGAGCGCCAACGTCGTGGGGAAGCGCTACGAGGCAAAGGAAAAGCAACTCAGGATAGCGACGCGCTGGAAGTTGAAAGAGGGATCGTTGGTCCCGATCGGCGCGGATGAATTCGCCAAGATTCGCGAACAGGCCGTGATGGCCGCAAGAACGGAGACAAGTCCAATGAACGAGAGACTGAGGAAGTTCCTGGAGTCGAAGGGGCTTCGCACGGACGCCACGGCCGAAGAGGCTTGGAGGTTCTACGCCGAGCTGACGGAAGACGCTCGGCAAGAGGCCGACAAGCTGAAGACGCAGGCCAAGGCGCCAGAAGCGGAGCCGAAGCAAGAGCGGGGCGATGCGGGCACGACTCCTCCGCAACCGCAGGAGCACGAGCGACAGGTGGCCTCGGCAAGCCAGGAGCCGCCGGCACAGCAGGACACAGAGTCTGTCCTGCGCCAGGAGCGAGCAAGGGTCGCAGAGATCCGAGAGCTCGGGCTCGGGGCTGGCGTCAACGCAGATCTTGTCGCGCGTGCGGAGTCGGAGGGATGGACGATCGAGCGCGCTAGCGCAGAGTTTTTGCGTTCGATCCAGGAGCAACGGACCGAGGCCGTGGATGGCGACTCGCCGCGAGTGTCCGTCGGTACGACAGGCGACGATCGCCTGCGTTCCGACATGACGCGATCGCTCGCGTGGTGCTACGGAAATGTTGCGATCGCCAGCGAGGCCGAACGCAACGCAGCGGAGAGGTTCAGCGGGATCGGCTTTCACGATATGGCCCGCGTGGTCTTCAGAACCAACGGTTACGAATCGCCAGACGCGCTGTTCAACCGTGCGATCAGCCAGAGCATCTTCGCGCAGATCCTCGGCGATTCTGCGACGCGGATTCTCATGAAGGAATACGACGAGGCCGAATCGACGATTCAGACCTGGGCCGGGGTGACAGAGGTCAAGGACTTCCGCGAGTACAAGACCATTCGGCTTGGTGAGTTTGGATCTATCGAAGAAATTGGAAAGGGCGGCGAGATCCATCACGGGACGCTGCAGGAGGCATACGAAGTCGAGCAGGCCAAGACGTATGGCCGTCGATTTGCGTTGACCAGGAAGGACTGGATCGGCGACGACCTCGGAGCCTTCATGCGGATCCCCGGGATGTTGGGCCGCGTCGCCAAGCGAAACATCAGCGACGTCGGGTATGCGCTGCTCGTGAGCAACTCTGGCGTTGGGCCTACGATGAATGAGGACAGCACCGCTCTCTTCAGTGCGAGCCACACGAGCAATGGCGAGACCAAGAGCAACTACAGCACGGGGGCCGTGAATTCGGCGCTGAGCAAGACCGGTCTGAGAAACGCCAAGAAGCTCATGCGGAAACAGATCGGCATGGCCGGCGAGAAACTGAACCTGAAGCCGAAGTGGCTGTTGGTCCCCTCTGATCTAGAGGAGCCTGCGCTCGAGTACACCACGTCTCCGTCTCTGGCTGTCGGCGGCGGTGCGTGGACGGACACTGCCACCATCCAGCCGGCGAAGAACATCCATGCCGGGACGCTTACGCCGATCGTTGAGACGAGATTGGACGACGCCACCAATGGAACCACGGCCTGGTACATCGCCTGTGATCAGGCGGTCCAGGAGAGCGTGGTGATTGTCTACCTGCGAGGCAACCGTAACCCGGTCGTCGAGCGGAAAGATCCTGTAGACGTACTCGGTATCGGGTGGTGGATGTATCACGACGTCGGTGTGGCCGTCCGTGACTGGCGTGGGATCGTCAGGAGCAAGGGAGCCGCAGCCTAGATCAAGGCAAATCGAATCTGACTCTCTGGTGAGAGACGGAAAAGGAGAAGACCAATGAGCAGTCCGGAAGCAGCCTTTGTTATCAATGCTGGCCAGGCGGACTACACGCCCACGTCCGCAAAGACCGCCGGCGAGGTAGTCCAGTGGGATGATGGGCGAGCGGCCGTCGTCAAGGCCGGCTTGGCGGCAAGCGAAAAGGGAGCCGTATATCTCAGCGGCATTTTCGACGTGACCTGTGCGGCAGCTACCACGTTTGCCGTCGGAGATCCCGTCTACTGGGATGATAGCGCCGGCAAGGCGGTCGGTCCCGAGACGGCCAACGCCTCGGCGGATCTCTACATGGGTATCGCGATGGTGGCATGTGGCAGCAGCGACACGACGGTCCGCGTAGACCTGAATGTCGCGCCGGGCATGGGCCTCGGGCGATCCGCGTGGACGAGCCGTGTTGTCACGATCGAACACGATGACACGGACGAGCACACGGTTATCAACGCAGAGGACAACCCAGAGGGCTTGCTGCTCATCGGGATTCTCGGCGAGGTCACCGAGCAGCCGGCAGGTTCGTCCGAGGATCAGCTCATCATCACGCTGTACGACGAAGATGACAACGCGATCGACACGCTCACGACCACTGACACCACGCCGGACGCCGCTGGCGACATCATCGTCGGCGCCGTCAGCGTCTTCAGTTCTGCCTCTGGCTCAGTGGCAAAGACGATTCCTGCGGGCAAGGCGGCGTACTTCAAGGTCTCGCAGGCCACGGCGGGTACCCCTGCGGGTGCACTTCGGTGCCGAGCGATCGTCTGTCCGTTGCAGTAGGCCTGTCAACGCCTCATTGCGCTGGCCACGGGGCGCGTCGGTAGCGCGCCCCGTGGCAACTGATTTGACATGAGCATCGTCAGTGACATCGTGACTCAGTCGTCGCTCCAGACGCAGATGGCCATGCGCGGCGTCGCCGTGACATACTCAGACGACGATCAGTCTGGCGTTGCGATGACGGCTCTCGTTAGTTCCGAGCAATCATCACCAGACGATGAGGGTAGATCGATCGTCACAAAGACCGTGAGGATCTTCACTGATTCGTCACAGGCTGCGTATGGTGGATTAGACAGCGTCTCTCACAACGGGGTGTTCACGATTGACTCCGTCGAATGGTCTGTCATCAACGGTGAGATCGAACGGAAGACGGGCTACTGGAAGGTGAAGGTCAAGCGGCGGCAGACCCATGAGGTTGCGGCACATGGCTACAGGAGGAGGCGATGAGCAGTCCGGACGGCGGACTATCTCTGTCGATTCTGCACGCCAGGAAGCTGCTGGCCGCGTGTCCGACGTTCCAGTTGCTCGTCAGTGAGGTCAGCGAGACTGACGCCCTTGACCACGTGTACAGGAATCGTCTTCCGGACCCGGAGAGTGACGGAACCCACACACTGATAGAACTTCATGGGTATCGTCCATATGCCCTGGTCGCCCCCGCGCCGGAGGATTGCTACGAGCGACGCCATGGGGCCAGGGGGACAGAATCTGGTCAGATCGTCATCTACATCGAGCGCGATGTGCCAGAGAGCATGACGGACGCAGAAGCAGACATTGATTGGTGCGACACTGTCTCGAAGATCGTCGACGAAATGTGGAACCCGATCAGATCGAACGCGGCTGGCTACCTGAACGTTTATGAAGGTGCCATTCGCGTGGCTGTCGGGCCCTATCGCAACCATCAGGATGACGAGACAGATGAGGGGTCGATCCAAGCTGTGTATCTCGAACTCGCATGGTGACCAGTGCACCTGTTTGTGAAATCCATTACGTACGATCCGCCGCTTACGGCGAGAGTGCAGCGAGCGGCTCAGAAGTTCGCGTTTGCACGTATGGGCGAGTATTGGCACGACCAGATCAGGCCGAAGCACTTCAAGATGTCCGCGTTCGGGGAATACAAGTACGCCAAGCGGACGGAGAAGTACGAGAAGCGGAAGCGACGCAAGTACCATCACAACTTGCCACTCGTGTTCACGGGCAAAAGTCGCGATCTGTCCCGCATGAAACGGATCGTGGCGACGCCGCGTGGCGTGCTGGTCCACATGAACATACCCGCACTGAATTTCAAGCGAGGCAAGACGCGAGCATTGGCCGAACTGGCCGGCATCGAGAGCGGTCGAGAGGAGTTCGAGCGGTTCTCAAGGCTTGACGAGTCGCTCGTCGTGAAGCGATTCGTAAAGTCGCTCAATAGGGGCCTCCGAGAACAGGGACAACGAGCCAGAGTGAAAAAAGTCAAACTCGTTTCGCTCGGCTATTAGGGAGACTAGCCATGTCAGACCGTTGGAGTCTCAAGGCCGTCCAGATCGATGACACTGCCGACGTCATCATCGGCGGAATCACCCAGCAGAACCTCAACCTCGGGATTGAACTGTCCAACGATGCATCAAGCGGAGCTGTCTATCCGTCCGTCCAGTCCGTCAATGCGCAGAATCCAAGGGCATCATTCACAAGCTACCAGATCGCCAAGTGCCTCGCTAACATCGGCGTGCTTGGACTCGACATTGGTGCGCTCGCCACCGGACTGAAGTTGTGGGCGTACAAGCATGCGGAAGGCGGATCCAGGGCGACGGGTTCCAATCATCGGAGCTTCGACGTAGCCGCTGGCCTCATCGTCCCGCGAACGATCACTATCAATCACCAGGGGGATGCGACATTCGCCGCCGATGTCTTTGTCACGCACGACGGGACAAACGTCCCCGTCATCCCGACCGACAGTGCGGCAATCCCAGCCGGCGACAGCGACGATGAGAGATATACGCTCGGATCGGTTACGATCGAGAGCAAGGCCTTGAATGCCGTCGGGTCAGGCGTGCTTCAGTCCATGACTATCGATTTTGGGATTCAGGAGCTCGTTGAGGGTGGCGGGTCAGATCTGTACCCGACGCACGCGTCGATCATGACGGCGAGCCCGGTAATCACCTTCACGGCCACGAACATCTTGTGGTTTGCGGATGCGACAATCCCGCTGAATGGTCTGAACGCCACACATGCGAGCACGTCGATCTATCTCCGAAAACGCGATGTGGAAGGTGGTACGTTCGTGGCGGATGAAACGGAGGAGCATATCGAGATCACGGCGGCCGGCATACTCCATGTCACGGACGCAATCGATGCGACCCAAGGCAGCCCGGCTACCATCTCGGCGAGCATGCCTCTTCGATATGACGGGAGCAACGACCCGATGGTGATCGATACGACGGCGGCGCTACCCTAGTACGTTCCTTCGCCAGCGCCAGGGCGGCGGCGAGAGTCGCCATCTGGCCTTTTTGTGGGGCGAATCATGGCAGGCTTTCTCTACTACGTTCCGACGTCAATCAAGGCAGTGAAGTCTGGCGGCCTAGGTCTAACAGATCCAGACGAGATAGCGGAGCTTGGACTCGGTCACGCGTTCGAAACGCCTCCCGTCGCGGCCGGTGTTCGCGGTGGTCCGGACGGCGGCAACGGGACACTCCTCGGGCAGTCAGCAAGTTTCTGTGGACAGCGGATTGGGTACTATCCGGACAAGCAGACTTGGCGGAAGATCCCAAAGTCTGAAGTATGGCTTGGGTGGTACACAGAGAATCTTCCAAGGCCGGATGCGCTCCGGCGTAGCGAGGTGGTGCCCGGAGAGCGCGTTCGTTTGGGCGACGGCAACCTCTGGCTGATCCCGTTGTCCAGATCTGTATCTGACGATAGCGAGGACTACAGTGTCTGCAGTGCAATCCCGGCAAGCCGAATGTTGGACGACAATGGAAACTGGGTCAGGGGTGCGCCCGAGCCGAGATACGCTCGCCTGTGGGAGACTGCCAATCGCGTTTGGGATGCGATCATAGACCGCGTCGTGGAATCCACCGGCGAGAGTTCAACGATCGAGATCGGAGAGGAGTCTGACGCGTGCGTCGATGCCCTACAGGCAAACTACCGCGTTGGTCCCGCTGAGATCTCGGCACTTGGACTCCTAACCGACCAGAGCGCAAGTGCGATCATCAAGGCCATGGTCGGTGTGCCAAAGCTGTTGGACCGGCTCAAAAAAAAACGGGCAGAGAGTGGCGTGAGTATGTCCGATGGCGAGTTGGGCTCCACCCAAAGCACCGTCCTACCGTAGTCGAACTGTGGGCGCTTTCCAGGGGCCTCTGACGTGGCGAAAGAGCGAGTCACAATCGAGATGGACGCCGAGGAGCAGGCGCTCTTTCGGAAGTACATCCAGCTCGAGAAGAAGCTCCAGCGCCAGGAGCAGAAGCTTCGCGACGTCGGTAAGGCGGGGGCGAAGACTGGAACGAAGATGAAGCAGGCTGGCGACGCTGCGAAAGACGCGTTCAATCCTGCCAGGATCGCAGAGTTTGCCACCGCGTTCGTTGGCGTCAACGC